TCACCTTGAGCTTCGCCTGTCATTGTTAAGTCCTCTACTGTCCAAGTCCCGTCAGATATGTTTACATCTCCTAAATCCTCATCTTTATCTAATGTATAGCCACCTGCGTTTACCGTATCTCCCGATACAGTATCTGCCGTAATCTCTATACTGCCTATTGTGCTTTCAGCATAAATTTTATCTGCTGCAACTTTTTGAGAAGATACAACAGTCGCTGTTACAGGGCTTATATTCTCCCCGCCTATTTCCCAGTGTGGCTCACCTGCACTCGTAAGGTATTCAGAATCGTTAGTATAGACAGAGATATTCCCTGTTATATTAGTATTATCAAATGTCGGCGACGAACCACTGGCAACATCTTGGTCTATAAAAGTATGGTCAGAACCGTCTGAGGTTATATGGACATTTGCGTTGTCCCAATCGTCATCTTTTTGGTTTCCGCCAGCATCACGGATTATTCCGTAGTAGACAGTGTCTCCTGTTACAACTTCAGCAGTTACAGTTTCAGCCGAGACCTGCGTTGAGGTTATAGGAGAAAGAGTATTCTTATCATCATTATCTTGTGACCACAAAGCTCCACCGCCAGAGTCATCAGTATCCCACTCAGGAGCTGTTGCACCAGCATTTACTTCTAGAACCTGCCCTGCAGTTCCAATGGCAAGACGGACCCAATTAGACCCATTGAAGTGTAAAATATCCCCTTGAGCTTCGGAAGCAATCGTCAAATCCTCTACTGTCCATATGTCATCTGCGATATTCACATCGCCTAAATCCTCATCTTGGTCAAGCGTATATCCTGCAGCAGTTATAGAGTTTCCTGACACATTAGTTCCAGTTATTTGACCATCTACACCAATATTGTTATCAGAGTAAATATATCCACCACGAACTGTATCTACAGAAATAGTATCTGACGTTATTTCCTTAAAAAAAGATGATACCTTAATATATCGAGAAGCAGGGGTTGCACCGTTTTCTACGATATATAAAAGGTCATCTCCTGCTGTAACGTCAGTTCCTGTTATTTCGGTCAGCTTCGCTCCTGCATAAGCGTTCGTAGTCAGAAAGAGGCAAATAAGGAAAACTAACAATCGTTTCATAGTTTACTCCAATATCATTCCGAGGTCGGTTTCAAGGTTTATAACAATATCGTTTTCATACGTAAAATCCGTGTCCGGTGCTGTAATTACTACCCAAGCTGTATCCCATGCTACTCGTTTCCAGTTATTTGTTGAGATACACGCATACCAGTAAGTCGAGTCGTATGCGAGCATTCCTTTAGTTCCAACAGAGTCAACCGCTGTAGGTATAGTTGGGTCATTAACAACTACCTCATCAAAGGTTCCAGTACCTGTTGTAGTAAGATTTTCTGAACCTATATCTATTGTCGTATTAGCATTTGAACCATCAATTTTAAGAAACTCATCTTCTATTTCAGTGTCATCAGGACCATATAGGTTCGTATAATAGACCGAAGTACCAGTAATCGTTGTAGCCGATACTTGTGGTATGCCAGTCATAGAGACCTGAGAACCTATGATTCCACCTCCTATGCTTGGACAATATGCTTTAGAAGTCCATAAAAAACTACTTAGAATTACTATAAATATAAGTAATTTTTTCATTAAATAGTTTTTCCCAATATTCTCTATTATGATGAGTTTTGTTATGGCAATTTTTACATAAAGAAATTAAATTATGGGGTATATTACATTTTTTATCATAATTTATATGATGAATGTGCAATTTTTCTAAACATTCTACTTCAGGGCAATTACATAATTGACATCTTCTACCATCTCGATTACGAATTTGTTCTTTTAAAGATTTATTAAAATCAGAGGTATAGGGTTCAAAAGAAGAACCATTTATCCAAGAATGACTTTTTTTACCCTGAATTCCCCTATTCCATCCTTGTCCTATTTTCAATCCCCTTAAATTTAGTCGTTTCTTTCTATCTTTATTATATTTCATTCCCGTATTCCAAGTTTTCTGTCCAATATGAGATTCTCTAAGAGACCGCCTTAAGATATTTAACTCTTGCAAATTTTTCCAAATAGTTCCCGCACAAACACCGAATAATATTGCTATTTTTCGAATAGACTTTTGTTCTACAATATAAAATTGATATAATTCCTTTTTACAAAATATATAAACTTTATCTTTTTTTCTTTTCCATGCTTTTATATTTTTATTCATAGGCATCATTTGCGAATAATAAAACTAGCACCGTCACCGCCGCCAGTATGAATAATCTTTTCATGTTTCTTTTTTTTCTTTTTCTTCTCTTTGGCTTGATTTTTCATGGTTTATAGGGTATACTATTACTATGGTAATATATGACAAAATAGCCGACTTTTTTTGTTGGATAGGTTATGGAATATTGTTAATTCTATCATTTGTTGCTGGCTTCTTTATAATGGACATATTTGCCAGAATCCTATCTTAACCTCCACCTCCACCTAAAGTTCTTAATAAACGATAAAAAATACCATATCTTGCTAAACCTCCAGCGCCTCTTTTTATTGCTTGCCTTGCCTTAAACTTACTCATATCTCTTATAAGTTTGTGAGTATTCTTATACAAAATTCCCACATCTTTTTGCAATTCTTTGGAAACGTAAGGACGTAATTGTCTTATCTGTTGAGGTGCTTTTCTGAGCAATTCTCTTATCCCTGCAGTTTTTGCTCCTCTTTCATAAGCTGAAACAAGTGCTCCAGTTTTCACTTCTCCTTTTCTACCAACCATTCTTCCGACTTTTTTAATAATAGGATAAATATTTTGATGAGCATATGCATCAAGTTGTTGCAAACGAACTTTTAGAGCATCGTCTACTGTTCCAATCGAATCATACATTAAATTCTTCATCTTTCCGTATAAACCTTTTGCTGTTATCTTATAATTTATTGTTCCACCTTTACCTATTGCTTGTTCCTGCCAAACATAATTTGGAACTCTTTTCTGAAGTATTTGTAAAACTTGTTTAGCTTTACCAATGGTATCAATTCGCCCACCAACTATATCATCTATTTCATTTAAAACAAAATCAGGTAATCGTGCTTTCAATATAAAATCATCTATCTGACTTGGATTTACAGGAATATTATCTGCTGTGGTATATATATCAGCATATGTTCTTCCTAAGGCATCATCTAATCTATTAACTATATTTCTTGCATCAGTTGCCCTTTGCGTTATCCACCTATCTGTCATCAAGCGTGGTGCTTTTGTTTTCGCAAATCGTTCAAATTGTCCGAGTGCTCCTCGTGTCGCTACATCGAATAATGCTGCATTTGTAACGAGTCCCATTGTAGCAGCTACGGGTTCTGGAACACCCAACCGTCTATAAGGGTCGCCAAATTCTGCAAGACGTTGTCCCGAAAACCCAAGACGAGCTGCTCGTCCCACTTCTTTTACTCTTTCAATTCCTGCTTGTAATCTTTCCTGTTCCTGTTCTGGTCTTAAAGGTACTCCAAGAGAAGGAGGAATGTAACTGGGCATACGAGCTTGAATTTCTTGTGCTTCTAATACAGGTACAGCTAATCCAGCTTCAACTCGTTGAAATGGAACCGCTGCAGCTTTAAAAGCAGTTAAGGGAGCTTTTAATAAACCTGGTAACCCTGGTCTAAAAGGCGTACGTAATTCTTCTCTTAAAGTTTCAATAGCAGGTTTTCTAACTGCAATTTGTTGTTCCAATCCGTCCAAATATTCAAATTTGGAATCTTTCTCATCTAAATATTCAAATGGCATTATCTTACCCTCGCTCTTTTTCCACCAATCATAATTAAAGTTCCCTTTGGTAGATTAGCTGCTTCAGCTTCAGCTTCAGTAGCAAAATTCTTTATTTTTCTAGTACTTGGCATCTCGAATCCTGGCAATATTCGTGCTTTTTCAGCAGGTGCTTTTAAAACATCACTTACTAAACCTTCAAGTTCTCTTTCTTCAAATGGAGTTAAATCATATCCTGCCATAAGTGATTCTGCAGGAATATTATCTAATTCCTCCTGAGACATAGCATTTAATCTATCAGGAGTATAGCCACTTTGTTTGAATGCTTTAGAGAGTTTATAAGCATTTCTAATACTCTGAGCAACTTTAGCTGCAAACATATCAGGTGGGTCAAATCTTGTAGGTAAAGTAGCTTGTATCATACCGATAACCCCACGAATTACCCTATTTTGACCTGTTAAAATACTATTTAATCTAAATGTTGTTTCTGTTCTTTGTCCTTCAAAAGCAGCAGTTCTACCAGCACCAGGACGAAAAGTTTTAGCTGCTATTGCTCCTCTTATGCCAGGTCCAAGCCCTAATCCTTCTTGTTCCTCTGCCATACCTTTTCCTTGACTCACAATACCACGAAAGGCAGATACAGTTTCCCTCAAATGCCGACTTCGCTTTAATTGCTCTACTCGTTCTTTCCCTTTTGCCTTAACTTCTTGTTCAGCCTGTTTTATTTGAATTTTCCGTCTTTCAGAAGGAGGTAAACCTGGAACCCCAGGAGGTACTGCAACTGGAGGTGTTGGAGGAACTTGTGGTACAGCTTGTGGGACAGTAGGAGCTTGCACAGCTGGTTGCCCTTGATAAAATTCTAAATCTTCTTGAGCTTGTATATCTTTTAGTTTTTCAGCAGGACTTTTTTGTTCATAAGAAATTGTTCCATCTGCTCCTATCTTGAGTTTCCAATCTCCAAGAGGTCCATTACCCCCTTGTCTTAAATTCTCTATCAATTCTTTTTGTCTTCTACGAGCTAAACCTGACTTAAATTCTTCTTGTATTAAAAGTGGCAATAATTGTTGTTGTATTCCCGCCATAGGACTTATTGCTTGACCTACAAGTTGTCCTAACTGTCCATAATCTATTTGTGGTCTTTGTGGAAGTGTTACTACTGGCATATATTCCCCCTATAATTCTGGTTGTATTTCTTTTCCTTCGTCTAAATATCGTTGTAATAATGGTTGTAATGCCTGTGCTTGTAAATAACTTGATGCTATAGGAGCACCAAAAGATAATAAGTTTTGTAACATTCCTGGCCCTTGAGGTTGAACTGTAGTTAGGGGTTGAGGAGTAATCCCTGCAAGAAGTTGAGCATAGTTTTGCCTTGCTCGGGCTTGCAAGCCTGTTACATCTGTTGCTACGCCACGAGCTGAACGTCCTAATGCTGCGACTTCAGGAGTTGAGCCAATACCAAGCCCTCGTCTTGCACGATAGGTTTCCTGAATACCAGGCATAAGTTCCTGAAATCTTTGTTGCCCAAATTCTTCAAGCCCAGGAACACCTTCTTGTGTGCCTTGATAAAGTAAATCATACAACTGTTGATACTGAGGGGTTGTTGTAGTTCTTATATCAGGACCCTTTTGCTGTAAACCAAGAAACTTCATTAAATTAAATGGCATTATTTCCTCCTTTGTCTTAGAAATTCACATTCACTTTATTTTGAAAATATTCTGTCCAATATTTACGATTTGTATTTACATGACTATTGCAACCTTGACATAAAGCTATTAAATTATTTCTATTTGTATTCTTTTTATTATAATCAATATGGTGAACATCTAACTTACGAACACACTCTATTTGAGGTACTCCGCATAACTGACAAGTATAATTATCTCTTTGACGTATAAGTTCTCTTAATGCCCAAAATTCTCTACCATATGGTTCAAAAGATTTACCACCTTTCCAACTTGGCGAATCTGGTGTCTTTCTCCATTTAAATAAACACTTCCGAGAACAAAACATTTTTTTCTTCAATCTCGTTTTCCATCGCCAAGTAAAGCCTGGAGTTGAAAATACTTTTCCGCATAGATAACAATTACATTGAACCTTAGTAGTTTTGCCTCTATTCGCATGATAACACTTCTTGGAACAAAATTTTCTCCCTGGATATACTGAACCAAATATTTTTTTACATTCTTCACAAGTATATGGATATTCTCTATGTCCTCTATTCCAAGGTATCCATCCTTTGGTAAATCTACCTTTATTTGTTCTTTTGTCCATTTTTTCGCCTTTGACGCAGAAATTCGCAGAAAGCCTTTTGTAATTCTATATAGTCCACCCAACTTGATACAAGTGAACCCCCAGTTATTCGCCACATACGATATACTGAGCACATAACTGGACGTTTATCATAGATTTCACATTTATTATCTTCAGTTAAGAATCTACACTTTATTGTCCGACAGCAAGCTCCGCAACAGGAACAGTCAAACTTTATGTTAGGTTCGTCGATTTTATTGAGTTGTTTATCTTCACTACAAACTTCCATGTTCCCCCGTCGTTTACAAATACTGCTTGACCTTCATCTAAATCAGCCGTACTAGGCATTGAACTTAAATATAAGTTATCACCACTACTTGGATTTTGTAGATTTAGAGAATTCCTACCTAATTTTTCGATAGCCTTCTTAATTGCAAACAAATTTAAAGAATTTATCTTTCCTAACTGTATTGGCATTAGTTTCCGCCCTCCAGAGTATACGAAAGATTCATATTGTGTATCTTTACGTCATTATCGAGGTCGTCATCATAGATTTTGAGTTGAATATCCTTTCCCCAAGTCCCCGAAGGAAAGTAATATCTCAACTTTGTTCTACTACCCGTAACTGCAAATTCTTTCGAAAGGGTTCCCGTTCTTTCACCGTCATCTGTGTCCCAGTCGATGTAGACTGTAGCGTCTGTAGTGGAATTTGAGGTTTCTAGAGTCAACTCCACCCAGTTAAAGAACTTGTTATACTCCGACTCCATATCAAAAGGTTTTGTGTAGTAATATGATGAAAGTGAAGTCTCCTCTGTCCCCGAACCCGAAAAGTAAGATAGCGAAATTACGACATTGTTTGATTGTATAAGGTCTGGAGAAACTTTAGAGTCCGCAGTTCCTAAAATCCCTCTATATTGTATCCAGTCATCAGGAGTTGAGGTGATAGTGTCTTCCGAATCAAAGAAGTCATACGCCCACACTTCACCCAAGTAAATATCTCCTGCAGCATCTCCTAGATATTCTAATTCCAGATAAACAATATTATCTATATCTGCATCGGTATAATTATCTAATGACCAATAATGTTTTTCCCATACGTTTATATCAACCGTATTGGAAGTTACATAAATCACTGTATTAGGACTCACTTCTCCGAGACCAAGTTTGATTGAATTTCCTGTTACTGGTGATTTCAGCCAAAAGCCTATGAATTTATAATCTGACAAATCTACTGGGTGTGCCGCAGGAAGAACAGTACAACCTGTGATATTCGTTGCAAGTGCGGTAACAGTAAATCTGGAAGAGTCAAAATCAAGACTATATTCATCTTCATGGTAAAGAATATCCAAAGTCTGCGTACCAGAGTCAAGCGGTTGGAGCAGATTAGCATTAGATGTATCCCATACTGTTCCATCAGAAACCGTATTCACTGAAACAGAACTTCCAGATACCCATCCTTCCCAAGTCAAGTAGTCTGTAAATACCGTACAATCTGTTGTACCTGTCCGTGTGGTAAATTGTATATCCGTATCACTGGCGAGAGTTTCATTCCATTCAATAGCTCCCAAAGTTGATTGGCTAGAAGCATTTATCTGAAGATTATCACTTGTAATCGTACTATTTGATTTATATTCTACAAAATCTATTACATCATCTTCTGCAACAGTAGGATTGCAGTTATAGGGGTTCCCTGCAAATATACGCATTTCATCTAATCTACCTTCTAAATAATTACCTACTTCTGCAAGAGTGCCTATATAAAGACTTCCATCATTGCTTCCCGTATCTGCGTCAGAATCATAAGCAACTTGGTCGCCATCTAAATATAACCCATAAATAGCACCTTCCCGAAAGAATACTATATGTTGCCATACGTCATCTGTCAGTGTACCGCCAGTAAATGAAACTTGCGTTGCTCCACCGCTTTCAAGAGTAAAATCAATACCAGTTGCTGCATTATCGTGACTAATGCTCCAGTGGTTCTGCCCATCTTCACGGTGCATTATTACATATTGTCTTGCCGCCGTTAGTGCATCAGGTTTAATCCAGTAACTTATTGTATAAGTAGCACTAGGTTGGGAAAACAAGTCCCAGTCATTAGAATTGGCAAGACGAAGATTATCTCCCGAACCATCAAGTAAAAGAGATGTTTCTCCTACTTTTCTGTCAATATCTAGTTGGGCATTGCCAACGAAAGTAATTGTGTTTCCCGTTGTGGTACTATCTTCTGTAGAAGTCGCTGCATCAGCTCCCTCAAAATGTAGCAACAAACTTGTATCCCTATGCACTTCATCAGGCACAATTTGTATCTCTGCAAATGGAGCTGTTTCAGTTCCCATTATGGCGGTATTGAATGTTACCCCTGATTCGAGTTGGGTTTTTAGATAATGAATAACCGATTCTACCGCACTTGTAGATTGAAGTTGCCATAAGAAGCCTAAGCTATCTGAACAACCAGCATAGAGTTCTCCTTTATCCGTTCCACCTTCTGCTTTAAAAAACGAACTAAAATTAGCCCCATTTAGCATATACCACTGTTTAATCACGGTATCATAGACTAATATCGTATCATTGAATGATGCATTTTGTGAGGTATATGTAAGCCAGTATTTTCCACTTTTATCATAAAGACCTGCTGAGTCACCTATATAAGTAGAGGAGATTAAATCTATTGTAGGTTGGATTGTTTCGGAGATGTTCGTTGATTGGTCGCCGTCAAAGGCAAATACGCCTGCTTTGTTCAGGAATATTATGAGTTTATTCCCTACGACTACTGATTTCCGTGCATGAGTGCCTATAGTTGAACGGGTTTTGTTTATATAGAATTCATTTGGCGTATCTCCCAAAAGAGCATAGATTGCATTTCTGGTGAATAGATAAAGAACATCAGACAACACCTCAAGTGCCATTATCTTCTCATACGCAGGAAGGTCTAACGTTCCTCCGCTTGTAACCCAGTTACTTCCAGCCGTAAGCGAAGAATAATATAGTCTATAAGGATATTCGTCTGACCCTGAAGCAAAAAGACGGGATTTATGAGTTTTAAGAATACTGCAATTCTCGGCAGGTGCTTGGTCAGACTCTCTTTCTATAAAGTTATCGCTTGTTCCGTTCCATGAAGAAAGCCTAACGTCTTGATTTGCTGCGTAGACAAGTTCATCTACACCATCTGTAAAGGTTTCAAAATCCCATTCTGAATTAGAAGTTACGGTAGTAGTAGTAACTCCTACGTCATTCAAATCCCCTGCAGTGGCATTATAAAGTGTAGTTCCACCAGCGCATATAAAGTACCCTGCATCTGAAGTCTTATAGAACTTATATACATTTGTAAGAGGAATCGAACCTGCAGAAGTAGCATTATAGTGCTTAAATAAATCTCTCTCGGTCAGCGTTCCCGCTTCGTCTAACACAAAATTACTCATGTCAGGCGATTCTTCGTTCTTTATTTCATATGGGTTACTTCTGGTCTGTAAGCCTCCAAACTTTCTTATTTTTAATCTATCAGCAGCATAAGCGGTTAAGGCAAAAGCAAAGATTGTGACATATATTATGTATTTTTTCAACTTGTATAACCTACTTTCCTGTTGACAACCCAGTATACTTGTGCCATAATATTATGAAAAAGGAGGTTCACATGAGAAGAACAAGTATTCAAAAAGTTTGTAAAGGTTGTAAATCTAAATTTATTATTTATCCATCTCGTCTCAAATTTGGCAATCCTACATATTGTTCTCGTAAATGCTATTACAAACATTATAAACCTTCGGAAGAAACTAAGAAAAAGACAAGTCAATCTGTTAAAGGCAAAATGGCAGGTCCTAAACACCCCAATTGGAAGGGGGGGAAAGTAATCGCTATTGATTTTACTACTGGTCACAAATATATGTGGATTTATTCCCCTCATCATCCTTTTAGAAACAGACATAATCAAGTTAAACGTTATAGACTTGTAATGGAAAAACATCTGAAAAAATTTCTTACAAGAGATGAGATTATCCATCATAAAAACGGTAATACACTTGATGATAGAATTTGCAATTTGGAACTTTCTAATCAATCCAAACATATGTCGCATCATAAAACCCTTTATTGGCAAAAACACTAAGAAGTGTAACCGGTCCACTGCGTGGTATAAAGCCTATCTATCGAAGTAGGCAAAAGACGCTTGGGTGAAACCTTATCCACTCTATCAGGTTGACGCTGGGCTATCCTTACTATTTCCACCTGTTTTTGATATTGTCTTTCTCGAAATGCTATTTTTTCTGGTTGGTCACGATAAATGGAATCCCGATAAAGAATATAAGCCGCACCTTCGATATAAAGGTCTGGATAATGTTTAGTGAGTACTGTTTCCGCACCACCAGAAGCTAAATCTGCGACAGATTTATAATAATAATACGGAGTTGTCGCTGCGGCACTTGGCACGGGAAAAAGATGTATTCTTTTCACTCCAGAGGACTCATCATAGATATCATAATAATAGGGAGTACCTTCAGTTGTATCTACATCTGACAAGTAATTCTTATATTCTTCAGGGAATATCCTCAAGAGTTCATGGTCATAAGTATTATTTGCCCATATCATGCGCATTTTAAGGAAGTCGCTTGCCAAATCGTAACTTTGAGTTGAAGCTGCTAATGTAAGCGTGCTTGTTGTTAATAACTCCTGAATGTTTAGCGATAATACATTTTCTCTTTGGACTGTATTTAAGGCATAAAGAATCGGGTCATCTAGAGTCGTATCATCATCTGGTCTGCCTACTCTAGTTTTTACCCTTGTGATAAGACTATTTACATTCATGATTACTCCTATCCATTATCTATCTCCATTGTTCGCACTTCTATTGTTCCACTTGCTACTATTCCGTATAACTTTGCACCACTACCCAAATCGAAGGGTAATCCCTGATAAGGTTGCAGGGGATAACCTGTGGCTGTTGTTACACTGCTATTTCCAAGGTATACTATCTCCCCTGCACTTTGACTCATATTAAACACTGTTATTGCTTTTCTGTTACTCATTGGAGTTGTAGGTATAGCTGTAGCAGTAGTTGTTACTGTTACTGAACCTGTGGTAAAATCTAGTCCAGTGCTGTCAAGTACGCCGATAATATCTCGTCTTCTACTCATAAAGTTCCTGTTCAAACATAACTAGCGATACGATTAAGAGTATTCCCAAACTTGTGTGCATAGGAAACCCCCAAAAAGCCACCATACTGAATATAAATAAACTCGTTATTGGTATTAAACCTTTTCTTTTCTTCCAAAAATTATATAAAGTAATCCATACCAAACTTAATATAATTCCTAATCCTACAATTCCTTGTTCAAATAAAAGTTGTAACCAATCATTATGTGTCTGTGTCCAATGTCCGTCTCTTGCAAATTGAGGAGCCATTCTATAAAATGTGTGTCTAAAAGAACCAAGTCCCCAGCCTGTAATATGTTTATCGTGCCAAATCCGTATCGTTTCTTTCCAGACTGCAATTCTATGGGGGTCATAAGTATCTAATTTACCATGCTGGAAAAGTAAGCACCCACCCATCAAGAGTGCTAATATTATAAGAACTGCTAATCTACGTTTAGTAAAGAAAAGCCAGAACACAAATCCAAGTATTGCTGCTATGAGTGCTGCTCTTCCGCCTGTGCACCATGTAGCAAATAGGGTCATTGCATAGCCAAGTTTAAATCTAAATCTCTTAAAAGCGAGAAAGAACGGGCTGCATATAGCCAAAGACCAACTTGCCAACGTTTCATTCCCCCACATAGCGACAGGCCAGCTAATCTTTCTTCGTGTTGCCAAGTCAGTTATCCAAGCCGAGTTATTCATAAAGAACTGACCAAACTGATATTTCTGCAATATAATAAAAACTGCTTGAAATATCGCTATAAAACAGAATGTCTTATAAATCAGCTTTCTATTCAACTTAATCTGATGAAGAACATAGTAAAATAATCCATATAATACGATATTTATTATATTGAAAAAAGCAAACAGATTTATTTGATACCTGGAAGTACCACCAAAATCATTTATGCTGTAAGACTTAAATAGAAAGAATAAAAACAAACTCCAGCCAACAAATAATGCTATCGGTTTATTGCGTTTCCATATCAAAGAACAGATTAATGTTATTATCAGAACCTGAACACTTATTTCCTTGCACCACCTAAAACTTAATCCAGGAAAGATTACAAATTGTGATGCAAGAAGTAATATTACCAAAATATAATTCATAAATGGTGAGCGGTTTTTCAAGGAACCGCTCAAAACCTTTTCACTCTACCAACTCAACCATGCTTCGACAGTATCACTGTCTCCGCCTTCACCATCTTCACTGGCTTTGGTTTCAAGAGCAACTGTATTACCAGTTACAGTTATTCCTGTTCCTGACGATGGATTTTCGTGTTCATACGTCTCAATAGGCACTGCTTTCCAAACTGCGCCTGATGTTACAAGGCGTGCACCTGCTGTTGCAGCAGTTACCGCAAAGCCCTGCCTCATCTTCACAATCGAGCAATACCCATAAGTCTGAACTCTAACCCATTGACCATCCGCTATTTCTTCAGAAGTATATTGTCTTCCATCAACAACAACTCCATAAATAGCAAGACCAGCAACCACAGAACCAGTTACTTCCTTACCAATGTAAGACGGAGAAGTAGTCTGCAATATTACGACATCTCCCGAAACAACAGGACCTGCTCCAGTTATATAACAACTTGTTATATGCTGAGGTCCGTTCTCTGCTGTTTCGACCAATGCCCAAGCATTTGTGGCTAAAAAGAAAGCCACTAACGAAAATAATAGTATTTTCTTCATGGTTCCTCCTTAACCTGTTACGCTGGAGATTACGCCGAGTTTCCTTCTATTATTAGTGGTTAACTGACAATAGACGTGCATCGTAGCGTAGTCCGCTAATTGCCCTTGGACTCTCTCCCACTGGGAAGTTACGAATTCTCCACCACGAAGAAGCCGTAAAAATAGATACTTACTGTTGCACTTTTGTTAGCTTACAGTTCTTTTTTCTGTAAGGTCGGACTATCCCATCCCTTTCGGGCTGACCCTCTAGTCTCTACACATTTATCGGATTTCTCCGAATTTAGCTCGGGATTAGCATCACAGCCGTCCCCCGAATTTGGCCAATTTTCTAATGACCCATTTATGCTAATATGTTTCATTTTTTTCATACGCTTTCTCATTCGTTCACGGTATCTAATAGTCTCTCGTTTGTGAGGTGTCCCGTATTTTCTGTTACCCTTGCAAGCAAAGATATTTTCTTGCAACTCCAACGCAAGTCGTATTTGTTCTTTTTTAATTACTGCATAAGGATAAATTTCCTTTAGGAAATTATATGCCTTTTTCGTAGTAATTATCCAAGAATACAAATCTCTGTGTTTTGAATTTTTGCTATCATAATGATAAAACGACCCACCAAAAACATAGAATAACTCTTTCAACATAATGGCATCGCACATATTGATAGAAACCCACACAGAATACGTTGGTTCTTTTCTTGCAACTTTGACTATTCTAACTGTTCCTTCACCGTCAAATAAGCCAGCGTAATAATTCAATTTAGCAATAGATAGTGTCATAGTCCCCATTATCGTCGAGGAAGTACATATATCCCGTCGGGCAGTTTGCATCCCACCCTACAGGGGTTCCCATGAAGTCCAAGGTCTTATATCCCAAACTTCCTACTTTGGTATCCATCAATCTCGTAACATTCGTGGTTGATAACTGAAAGAGACTCCACACCGCTGAAGTCGTTACGATAAGGTCTGGCCAATCATGGTCATTTCCTGCCGCCAAACTCATCATATCGTTCATCATGCTAATACCAGCCTGTCCAGTATTAAACGCTGCTGTTCCAGTTGTGTCTCGCCTGTTATCCCACCAACTATATGTTCCGCTATTGATAGCTCCTACCGTTCCACCTGCTGTGACTGAAACCAATGACTGAACACCATGTAATGCCTTTGTGTTTGTACCATCATTGAATACTGCTGTACCCATACGATTGCTCATAGTGGATTTTGCAGTTTCTATAGTGGTTTCAACCAAATCGGCAACTTGGCTTTCACCAGAAGCTCTTGCTTTATCATAGTCGTAAATCTTCAATGGTCCTGCAAGAATTCTGATATTATATTCAGCATCTGTGATAGAGTCAGTCGTAGTAAGCGAGATTTCCTCGTCTTTGTTTATCCAGTCATAGCTGCCTGCTTCCTGATACATTATCTTTTCATGGAATGTCAGACCGCCATCTACTACTCTTACTCTACCGCCAGCTTTCAACCAAGCAGATAGAAGGTTATGTTCCAGTATGGCATCAGCGATTTCTTTAGAATGCTTATCCAAAGCATGTGCTGCCATATGGGTAACACTTAAAGCCATTTAGCCCTCCTAATCTACTTTCACTCTAGGATTTCTTTCGCCTCGTTTTGCCATGGCTATAGCTTCTTTGATGTCAGACTGGAGCCTTTCATCTCTTGTCATCTTTGCTCTTGCAGCTTCATCTGAAGCAATTACAGCACTTGGCGAAACAGAAGCGGTTTGCATATTGGCTTGTTTTTTCTTTTCAATAAGCTCCTCTTTCTCTTTCTGAATACCCTCCGCAGTATTACTTTTCACCGAACTTGTTATCTCGTCAAAGTAAAGATTGCGAACAGCTTCAGTAGCAGTTAATCTACCTTTGTTCTCTGGACGAGAGAGGTAATCAACTATCTCAGGAATTCTTTCATCGATGTTAATGCCGAATTTACTAGCAAAAACCTTAGCTTGGCTAAATTGTCTTTCACCACGTATCTCTTGTATGAAAGGTTCATATTCCTTTCGTACTTCGGGCTTAACATACTTATCAATCCACTCACGGGTCTGTTTTGCCTCGTCTGGTGTCATACCAGCATAAGGGTCATCCGCTTGCGGAGGTGGCTCTTTTTTTACAGTAGCCTCCTCATACAAACGCCTGTATTCTTCTGCTTGTCTTACGGCATCTTTCGCTTTTCGATTCAATTCCTGAAAGCGAGGGTGCTTATCAAGCCTGTCAGAAGGTTCACTTGGTGTTTCTTTAGCGACAGTACCAACGTCTGTCGGTTCCTTCTCGGTTGTTTGCGGTGGGGTCGGTTCCACTGCGGGCGTTTCCTTCACCTCTGTATTAGCGACCTGTTTTTCTTCGTCCATGATTCATCTCCTCATTTATCGTCTGTGTCGAGACGAGTCGCAAGATTAGCGTCATTGAGACGATTTATTACGCTACCAAATTTCTAACTGCTGTTAATAAATCACTGACAAGTCCCGCACCTTTATCTAATATTGCAAGTGCAAGACTTTGTGCTAGTTGAACTATACCCATATGCCACCTCCTTTAATTCATATGCATATTTGCTGGAACTTTGTTAGTTTGAGTCGCCGCAGAAGTAAATAAGAGTCCACCTATCTTGCCAAGAGATTCATTCTTCATATACCCTGTATAGAGTAATAAATGAAGAAGTGCCTGCAGAAGATGTAACTCTTTATCAGACGGCTTCTCACCATATACTTCTTCGGGTCTCTTGTTTACAACCGCTTTGATAGCCATGTTACGCCTTTATTTTGGTTCTCTTATACGGAACTTCGAATTTCTTTGCTCCTTCTCTTATCGTAGATTTTGGCGTTCCTTTATTGCCCCACTTTTTCGACATACCCAGAAAACCCTTCTGGTCATTATGTGATTTCCATTTAGTCATAGTTACCTCCTTATCTTAATATTTTAGGATTACTTAAATCTAATCCTTTGCTTACTGCGGTCAGAGGGGAATTATGCCATTTAGAACTTCCAGCAACGCCCTTATTTATAGAAGCATAAAAAACTTCCTTCGCCCTCTTGCCGTATTTCTTCCGCATACTTCTCATTACTTTTTTACCAGTTTTCGTTAACGGCATTACTACCTCACAATTATATTGCCACCGATAATGCCTATAATAGTTTTGCCTTTAACGGCGTCATTTATTTGTTTTGTTAATGGTTCGTTTACCTTACCATCAATCAACGACAAAGCCTTATAGGCTACTTTTTTCTTTTCTACTGCTTTTTTTGGCATAAAATCCTCCTTTAATATTTTATACAATCTTCTACTTCTCCAATGTTTATATTCTTCAATTCCCTTAAAACCTGCAACATATATCTATACTTTCCTCTGAGTTGCCATCCTTCCATATCTATCCACAACTCATAGGGAAGATTATCTTGAACATTTTTCACTATTCTGCAATTTCCAAAAGTTATTTGTTCACTCATTAGTTTATAATTACTTTTCCTTTTGCTTTGCAGTATGCTTTTAGTTGACTCTTAGATAAACACATTCCAGTCGCTAACCTCGTCCACTCTTTTTGCCAGAAAGAAACTCGAGGAGCATTTGACTCCTCTGCCACTTCTTTCTGTTTGTCCTTCTCTATTTTCCATTTATGTAAACGCTCAAGCCGAGCGGCTCTATCTTCTTCGGTTTCAATCCCACCTATGAAGAAAGCCGTAGCGTGTCGCTTGTCGTCTTTTGTCTTATAGCATGCGTGAGTAAATTGGTTTTTTCTTGACATTTATCCTCTCAAGTATTAGAATAACAGGTAATAGGAGGTGCTTTATGCCACAAGTTGAATGTATCTGCAAGCATTGTCAAAAAGTTTATCATGTATATCCTTATCGCCTTAAAGACGGAACGAGTTTTTGTAGCCAAAAGTGTGTATGGCAATATCATGGAAATAGATTTCGTTCTCAATATAGAGGCGAAGGAAATCCTATGTGGAAAGACGGAAGCAGTAAAGAATACTATGTTAGAGAATCTATCAGAATTCATGGTTACAATTGTCAGAGATGTGGAACAGATAAAGTCGTAGAAACTCACCATGAAGATGGAAATCCTAAAAATAATCCTTCTGACGGGTCTAATTGGAAAAGATTGTGTAATCTTTGCCATCAAACTACCGATGGTCGCATTAAAGCCCGAACTAAACAACGAAAAACATTCATTTGCTTTGCTTGCAAAAAACCTTTTCAAAGAAAGTTTGTCTATATGGAACAAGACACAAAATATTGTTCTCGGCGTTGTGCTAATCTTTCGAGAATACGAAATAGCCATGGTCAATTAACCTCCAGCCGTTCCTAAGACACCTGCTACCATTTCTCCTTGTGTCTCAGCTTCGCCCTGTGGGGGACCCCCCATACCTTGAGGAGCTGTAGCTAATGCCTCAGGTCCACCTTGTTGCATAATCATTTGTTGTTGTAACTCTTGTTTTTCTTGAGGCGACATGGGAACCACCATATGCTCGGCTTCTCTAAACTGGTCCATTGTTCTAAGGAACTCCTTTATAGCAATAGTCCCATCTACCTTCATACCCTCACGAGCAAGTTTTTGTTCCACAAGCGGTGAAAACAAGAAATTGGTTGTTAGGAGAATTTGCTGGCGTTTCAGCTCCAAATTTGGTTGTTGACCTGATATGATGTCAATATCAATATCGTATTCTCCAACAAGAACATCTTTTACAGAATTTAACTTTAGCCATCTTTCTGTTACTGCTTCGCCTGTTAATGGGTCAACTTCTTTAATTCCTGTGATTTTGGTTATTAAGGTGAAATCCGCCGCCTGCATTACTATCTGCTTAAATATCCTCATATCCTCTTTAAGGAATCTTCTTACTCTTTCCCGACGGGCAACTATCCGTGAGAACGAACCCCTTTGACCGATATTAGCTTCTGTTGCTGTCTTGGCGTCAGTTCTTCCTGTAAGTTCAGCTTCAGTAACTCCCGATACTAATCTCATTTCGTTTTTAAGAGTTTGTAAAACGGTCATCTTATCTCTTAAATCAAGTGTGAAGTTAAGAACCTGAACTGCGGAATTAGGCGTGGTTTGTCCTGTTAACTTTATAATACTTCCTATATCACCTTTCGTTATGGCATTTAAGATTTCTTTCTCATCTTTGGCATTATCAAGATTAAGTCCTATCTTTGGGAGGAACTTATAGATAGCTTCTAATATCCGTGATTGGATATAGTTGATTTCGTCCTGCAAAGGAAGAAGTGCTTCTAAATCACTCGGTGCATAGAATTGGTCACAGGTATCATTTAGTGTAAGGAATTTTGTCAGAAACCCCTCTACCTCAAAGGGATATTTGATGTATCTTAAAGGCTTATTATAGTCTTTAGCAAGGGTAAGGATATGAAGTCCATCTTTTTGAGCTATCTGGATTTGATAGAGATGGCACATATTCTGTTTGTAGTCGTCCCACTTAATCTTATCTTTACTCGTCCCTATCGCACCTGTAGGATAAAGGTCTTTCGTATTCTCAAACTCTTTATTTGCTTTTACTTCGTGGTAGGGGACTTCGTATTCTAAACAAATCCATTTACCGTCATAAGGAAAAGCTGATTTTGCTCGTGGGTCCACTAAAGTCATCAAAGGTGAATGGCGGAGATTTGACGGAAATTCTTTCGTAATCCATTCTTTACGCCTTACTATCTCACGCTCTACTTCTTCTTCTACGGTTTTCCAACCCCTTCCACGACCTTTTCCTTTTCTCTTTTTTACCTTCTCCTTCTTGGTTTCCTTCCAGCTCATTTCGTCAAATTCGGAATTATAACCATTGGTCTTTACGCCAAGACCTGTTACATAGGCATCAAATAAACACTGCTGATTATGCCACTCCATTTTTAACTCATCTTGGAAGTAAGTAAAGACGGATTTTGCTATTTCCTTCTGATAAGGTATTTCACTCTGGCGTTTTTCTTTTATGATAAAATCAGGATTCTGATGGATAATAGCTGAGAGAAAACTATTTACTATCGGTTTAATCTGGTTATCTACTATCGGGGTTTCTAATCCCTCGTTAAGTATATCTTGGTCGCCAAGATAGTAATTAAGACAATCTATAGCTTTCCCAGAATTACCATCATCGTAATAAAATTTCTTTCTTCTAAACTCCCGTGCTAGTCTTATTTCCCCCTGCCAGTAATTTAATTCATCGGAAGTTATAGAAAGTTTGTCAAAAGTCCATCTGGTTTCTTGTGCCATGTTATACTCCTACTGCTATATTTTTGATTTTTATTACAGGTTTCTGTTTTTTAAGAAATTTATCTCTTTGCTTCTCTGGGGTAGGAGCGTGCCACTTGAAATCTTTGATTACTTTAGGCTTATCCCCGAAAGCAAGACGTTCCTCAAACATCTGAGATTGACAATCCAAACAATCATCGTGGACCGTATGAGGAAACTGCAAAAGTTCAGTAATGAGGTCCTGAACGAAATCATATGTTTTACCGTCATAAAGGGATTTGTAGGAGAGTTTTCTGGGGAAGCGAATCATTCCTGCATGGTAGGGACCGACAAGCCTCTGCTCGATTCTATCTTCCTTTGAGGCATTTGTAGATTTAGTTTCCTCGATTAGGAAGCTGTTTTGTTCTTCCCTCTGGCGTTTACGGATATTCTCTAAATCCCCATGTCTACCGCCCAAGACCTCATACTTTACCCGTTTAAGATTCTTTGCCCTTTTAACAACTTCAAACAATTTATCGATTCTTTGGAAAACTGTGAATTTATCTCTTACGCCTTCAAGTAAGTAGTGATAACCCTCATGGTCTATTCCCCATCTTTCAATTACAGTAAAATCGGATTTCTTCTTTCTTGTAGAAGCGGGGTCTACACAGATGTATTCTACTAATCCCTCGGGGAGAGTATCATAGTATTCCACCCATTCGGACTTGAATTTCGCATCTTGAGGATTCACAGGATTTAACATATACTGGGCATGATACTGCCAAGGACCTACAGATGGGTCATTAAGGATACTTTCCAAACCTTCTTCTGTAAATCTTTCATGAAAAACAATTTTATCATTAATCTTCGCAGGAATTATGGATTTTTCAAAATCTGGATTTTTAAGCAAATCTTGGTATAAGTCGTTAAAATGATATGTAGTCCCGCTTATATCTTCATCTGGCTCTGTGGGAATGTCAAAGAGTTGCCTGAGTGACGAATAATACTCTTTTGAGGCTTTTATCTGTTCTTCATTAGAAACAGAGTCTTTAGTGACCAAATCATCAATCTTCATTTTATCAAAATGGAGACCTGTAAGATTAGTTCCTATGCCAGCACACATCATTGTGGGTTCTTTCTGGACTTTTGTTCTATTTATTACAGTGAAGTTCTCTGTAGTCCCCCATTCGACTTTTCCGTCTTTATTCTCTTTTGGGCAGAATTCTCTAAAAAAGTACCTAAAGTCCTCATTTGAGGTAAATATCTCCCGAATCTTCTTTAGCATTGTCTTTGCTATTGAAATGGTATTAGAAACAATAAGTATGCGTATATTGGGGTTATTAACGATTAACCACACAGAGTGAGCCTCAGTTATGAGAGAGGTCTTAAAATGCCCTCTAGCCCACAGCCAGAGGCGTCTTTTGCCCATTCCTGAAAGGGTCTTAACCTCTTTTTGATGGAATTCTCCTACTTGTCTATATCCTAATAAATAAACAAAAGCAGGAAAGTTTCGTTTAAAGAAATATTGGAAGAAAAGCCTTTTGGCTTCATTTGATTGGAGGAGGGAGAAGTCTTCTGATTCTTGGGGGTTAAACAGTTTGGTTATATCCAAATTGCTATATTCCTTTTATGCAATTTATATCCAAATAAACCTCAAGGTGTCCCCTATATCTGCCTTTTTAGGGGGCGGATTGGGTGAAAAGGTAACCCCGTGTCGGCGTGTACGACACATTACCTAAGGCAGCCCAATTTCTAAGAACTTTCTAAAAGGCTTTATTACGCTCTTAAAGAGCGTTCAGCGTATCTGGGCAAGTATTACATTGGTCTCTTATATCTTACTATCCCAGACTCAGAAACTTATATCTAAGAGAAGAAGCGATATAAGAAGAAAGAACCTTGCCTTTATCGGGTGTATGTTGTCGTACATACCAAACGCTGGGCAGGGTGTGCGTACACCCATCTGACTTGCCCTTTCAAACCCGTTTATTCTGCTCATTACAGACGCACGCCGCAATGCGGGGTTTTTCTTTTCTTTTTACTATTCATACTGCTTCCTCAATGTGCTTCGCTTTGTCGTTACTAAAGCTACGCTTTTCGTTAAAAGCGGCAAAAGTTCTTATCCAAGTTTTATTTAGGGACGGAACTGAGTTAAACGTCCGTTCTTTCCAAATACTTTTTAAATGTTCTACGCACTCTGAATCCATTAAGTCGCCGAAATATAAAACTGACTTTTTATTCAACTAAATTCCTTAAATTCTGTGGAGCTGGGTGAGGGGGAGGGACTCCTTATTATTATATAACTAACCATTCGGCTGGGGTGCCTCTCTCTTATCCACAAGTTATCCACAATATTATACTCACTCACTCTTATCCCTTAGTCCATAACGGCTTAATATTGACCTTTCCTGGGCCTGTATGAGGGTAATGTGCATATCAGGCCTATCAGACTTGAGATTGCCTGTTATTTCAGCTTTCAGGCGAATACAGTCTCTTACTATCTTCTCATCCTGTGTTCTATGCTGAAGTGCTACTGTTTCACGGACAAGACTGTCTCTTGTTATATTATACCTCGCAGCATTCTCTCTCTCTAACTCCCTAATCAAAGCACCCACTTCAACATGCTTCAACATACGTTGTCCTATTGAATAAGCAGTCTTTTCACTATATCCTGCCTTTCTAGCAGCTTCTGAGGCATTATGGCTCAATATATACTCTTTGGCGAATATTCTATTCTTTTTGGTTAACACTCTCTATTTTCCTTTATTATAAATCCTCTATGGGATTTTATTGCCTATCCTATACCTTGCTATACCTTCTATCATGTATAAACCTCTATACTATGTCCATCGGCTAAACCCGCTTGAGAGTTTATAACCTATTGGCATACGCATTTCATCTACTGCGTCAAATATCCTTGGGCTTTCCATTCCCTTTTGCCAGTTCTTGCCGTATCTATCACATAGAAAACAAAAACCCTCGTAATCATGAGGGCATTTAGTCTTCTTCGGCTTTATAACTCTTTTTACTTCTTGCATAGGCTCGTTTGTTAGGGTGTAAGTATTGCCAAATATCTCGCCAGCTCTCTGTTTTTAAGAACGATAACGCTTTCTCGTTGCCATACCTGGCTTGTCTTAAATTCCAGTTAGCGAAATGCTGTATCAACTCGTACATAAATCTTGAATAAATCTCAACCGAATCTAATTCAAGTATATCATATTTTGACCATAAAAGATAGAGGGTATACCCATTTATTTTAAAATAATTTATCTCCGACGGTAAATCTATCTTACCACGAACCGAAAGCCTTGTCAAGTATCAATCTCGGCATATCTGACTATTTGAAAATACTTAACACGAGGGCTTGACAACCCCTATGTCATAGTGTATACTAACTATTGAAGTTAGTAAAAGGAGGACACATGGATATAATACAACAGTTACAGCAAATCAAGCAAGCAGTAATGCACATGACCAATGATAAACGGTTACGCCGAGTGCCTTTTCCAATACGGCAAAAGAGTGCTACAAGGATTTTTCGAGCATTAAAGATAGCTATAAAAGAATTCAAACGACTTGAAAAAGAGGTAGCAAAATATGAAGCGGAAAGTTTGTAAACTTCAATTCTATTGGCGGCTACTTATTGTTACCTCTCTCTTAATCAACGCCTTAAATGGCTGGCAAGCGGTGAGTAAGTGGGTAGGAAGTCAGCCGGCGTTTAAAAGGTTCGCTATGAATTTAATGATAGACGGAGCGAAGTATAGGTGGTGGCGGTGGTAATATTCTGGTTCTGTGTAATTGTGTTGTTCGTAATATGTATGACACAAGGAGGGTAACATGAAACTCCCAAAAGACCGTGGCGAAGTGTTTCAGATTATCGCCCGCAAGTTACAACTTGACTATTCATATGGTATGTTAAAGTGGAACAGATTTTGCACGAAGTTAACGTTACTGAATAACTGGTATAATCAAAGGTGACTTATGCAGATATGTAATCTATGCAATCAGATGGTAGATAAGGGATATTTCTGCGAGGAATGCGGCAATTTCTATTGTGAAGAATGTTCGGACGAATACTTGATAGTGTATCAAAATGGCCCAGATGATAGCGAAAGCGTATGTTTAAACTGTCAGGGAACTACGGTTAATAATGATTGACAGAAGATTATACAAGGTGTAATATATAGGTAAGGAGGGCATGATGAAAATGGCAGACATAGACAAAATCGTAAAGTTTACAAAAGAGCCTTCAACAGCTATTTATGTATGGGAGTATCAGAAAGACCAATTAACCAAAATCCTTAATGAAAAGGACGGGCTTGTTAGTATAGCTGATGTTATAGGGTTTTTACTCAGAGAGTATGAGTTAAAGAAGGAGTTTATGGATGAGTAGATTAAACACTTATATTTGCGATTTGTGTAAAGACGAAATCCCTGTAGACAGCATGGGTCAACCAAGAGCATTAGATTTGACTAAAGTATTATTTGAGGTTGACTGCAATATATGCGACAAGTGTTTAGGGAGACTAAAAGAGATGTTCGATAAACAGTTTAGAGTTAAGGAGGAAAAATGATGCGTATCAATCAGGCTTGCCAGCGTCTTACTATGGATTTAGGGTTCCCTATCACCCCTACGACCCTACGGTTCTATGAACGAATAGGGCTTGTTACGCCAGAGAGAACACGGAATAAGACGAGAGAGTATCGTAAATTCGGGGACAAAGAATATGCCTTACTTCAGAAGGCTATTATCCTGCGAAAACTCAATTATTCTACCGTTATGGTAGATGAGGTATTAAATAAGAATAATGCAGATATGCTTCATGCCTTGAAAGAGGATTTAAAAGTAAGACAAGAACAGCTTAATAAGTGGTGTGACATATTGAAGGAGATACTATGAAACTTCAACAAATTATCAACGAAAAACTACTCAAAGAACAAGAGGAACGCAGTAAGCGTGTCCGTAGCGGACTCTGGTCACCAAGCAGTTTTGGTCGCTGTTACCGTTATCAAGTGTGGAATAGACGCAATGAACCCCCAACGAATTTACCCGACGAAAGAGCACTCCGCATTTTCCGTGTTGGTAAACTTTTTCACGACTTCATAGAAAAAGAGTTACCTATACATCAAAAAGAGGTTATGGTTGAAAAAGACGATGTGTTAGGTTACGCTGATATAGTTAGTGAGGACACGGTTATAGACATTAAAAGTCAACACTCAAGAGCATTTCATTATATGTATAAGAAAACCTACGACATAGCCAAAGAAAAGTATTCCAACTGGCTTCAGGTAGCCTGGTATGGGTGGGTTCTTGAAAAGAAAATGTGTGGCTTAATTATGATTTCACGAGATGACCTTACTATAAATGAATACTATATACCGACGGAAAAGTGGGTTGGGGAGGTGCAAAAAGAGTTGAGTGTCCTTCGAAGTTTCTGGGGTAAATCAGAGCTTCCGCCTCCCAATCCACGAGCTTTTGGAGGGAAAGAAAACCGCTACTGCCCTTATAAAGATAAATGCGGAGGTGATTGCAAATGATAGAACTACCAACACTTATTGAGAAATTAGAAAAATTGCCAAGTTTAATTGCCCGCCAATCTTATATCGTAGAAGACGCACATAAGAACTACAAGCAAAAGGAAGCAGAATATGATAACTACTTCGCCCGACGGCTTCTTGAGTTAAAAGCTACAAATGATAAGTTTACGGTAACTGAAACGAAGTATCTTACCCAAAGAGATACAGGAGTGTATGGCAAACGGCTTGAAGTAATTGAGGCAGAAGCAAAATATCGGGCAGAGGAAGTACGTAGACAAGAGCTTGATGACCAATATACAGCATATAAAGTGATAGCCCGTGTAAAAATGGCAGAGTTAAGAACCACCGACGATGGGTGGCAGAAATGAAAATTTTATTTATAATTTTAGGAGTTTTATTTATTTTAAGTTTTATTTGGATAGGAAATATTGCTCAACAAGTTGCAAGAGTAAAAAAAATAAGCGACATAATGGTAGAAATTTTACAAAGGAGGTAGTTATGAAAATATGCTGTGAAAAATGGAAAAAAATAAAGCATCTCGCTTTATATACTAATCATTATCAAAGAGGTTATGAAGCAATAGATAATGATGAATATGTAAAAACTCACGGTTATAAATATACCGAAACTATTTCTTATTGTCCAATATGCGGAAATGACATTTCTGACGAAACCGAAGCGAAAGATGATAAATCAATAGATAATATATATATCGCAATTAACGATATGTTAAACCGATTGAGAAAATTAGAAAAAAGGAGGTAGTTATGGCACAACAAGTAAATATGGACTGTAAAAAGTGTTTAAGACAAACCCTTCATTGGGACAATAGAGAGAACAAGCGTAACCCTAAAGCACCTGATTACAAATGTGCTACTTGCGGTGAAGGGATATGGCTTCCGAAACCCCGCCAGCCTAAACCTCCTTACCAACCTCTTACCACACCAAAAGAACTTGTAAGGAACGGCATGCCGAAGCCAAAAGACGATTGCACCATCTCTGCCCTTGCGATTATTAAATCTCTGATAGAGTCTCACTTTTATAACTATGCTTTACCTCAAGAAGAAGTTATTGAAAGAATTTGGGACCACATAGTGCTGTTCAGAGAGAGGTTTAGGAATGGAAACTAAATACATTAAGCTAAAAGACGCCCCAAAATTCTGTAAGTTAAATGAATTTGATGCAGCGGTTTGCTTATCAGATTACATAGACAAATGCAAAGACAAACGTATGAGCTGTATGAAAGTTGTTAAGCAAATCATGAAGTTAAAAAAACCTATTGTTCTAAAGAACCAAAAGGACTTGGGTAATCAATTAAATATGTATGTAGAAGAAATCACAGAAAAAGAGTATATGGACAGTTTACCTTGGTGGAAACGATGGAGATAAAACGTTGTTGGTGTAGCAGAAAATTAATCAAAGGCGTAGTGAACGTTCACTTCTGCCCAGTCCATAAGTTTGAGATAACTAAAACACCAAAAAATAAACCCCGACGGGAGAAGATTGGAAAATATTCAGGATATAGTAAGAATAAAGAATTCGGATTAAACTGGAAAAAAATAGTTGACATAAGACCTGTGGAATGATAAAATGTTCTCCAGATAAGGAATAATATGGAATTAGAAGCTCAGGCAAAAAGGAGTCAGTTTTTTCTTTTTAGGAAACGGTGGGTTATAACTGACCCGCTTGAGAAATCAAGCCAGCCTGAGCGACTGCCGTTTCCTATCTTATTTTGGAGAGCATGGCAAACCCACAAAAAGAAAATGGATATACGCCTATAGCAAATGAGTTGTTAGAAGCATTAGGCAAAACTCGAATATCAGGAGAAGCAAGACAGATGCTTGATATAATTCTCCGCAAAACTTATGGCTGGAACAAATCTACTGACCCCATTTCCACCACTCAATTCACAGCTTACACAGGACTTACAAGACGGTCTATATACAAAGCACGCCGAAAGCTAAGAGAGATGAATATCATCACTGTCTCCCAAAAGGGAGCTAGGCATACCTTAAGCTATTCTATTCAAAAGGATTATGACAATTGGGTACTGTCTCCCAAAAAGGAGGTATCTCCCAAAAAGGTCACTAGGGTGTCTCCCAAAAAGCGGTATACAAAAGACAATATAACAAAAGACAATATATATATGCAGAAGGAGAACCCTGTAGCCACTATCGTGTCTACGTATTTCACCCTTAGAGACTACACTAAAGACCCCCAATGGTGTAAGCAGAGCTTCAGCCGACATTGCAAACCTGCTAAGGCACTCTTAGACGTCGCCCGCGGGGAGCTACCTATTGTCTTAACCAACTTACGCAAAGCAAAAGAATACTTCGCCAAGAAGCAACTGGATTGGACTTTAGAAACCGTTTTAAAAAGGTGGATTGACATAACAAAGGAGGGGAGTACACGAAGATATGCCTAATTATGCACAGGGAATGGTACAAGATTTAAGGGGGGATTACGTATGGACAGAGAATCAAATCAAATTCTGGAGAGAACACTTGCGGAAATACAAGAAAGACATGGAAGTAAGAGAGATGGCAAACAGCATCATCAAAACCCTAACAGAGTGGCAAAGAAACACAGCTCAACTGGGAAAACGATACAGGAATATTGGGAAAGATATAGAGAACAAATCGACCAACGAAAACTCCGAGTGGCTCCAGAATTACCAACAGGAATTAGATTCTTGGATGAAAAAACGGACGGACTTCATAAGGGCGAACTCTGGTGTATCTCAGGCAAATCAGGCTCAGGCAAAACCTCTTTAGCCTTACAAATAGGGAGGAATATAGCTGAAACCCCAACAAATTCGGTATTATTCATATCTTTAGAGATGAAAGGTGAGCAGTTGGTAGGCAGAATGTTTAGCGAGATGATGAAGATAGACAATGAGAAACTCAGGTTAGGTATCTACCAAAAGTCCTATGCCGATACCTTCTCAAACTTCCTCGCTGGTATAGACTTTGAGATTGTCGAGTATGGCTACTCATTCATTGAGATAGTTAAAGTCATTAAGGATTACTATCCCAATAACAAACCCGATGTGATTATTATAGACTTTGCCCAGCTTATAGCGTGGGATGTCTTTAAAGACCAACGGCTTGCTATGGAGTCTTATGTTCGAAAGCTTGCAGAACTCGCTAAGATGGAAAATATAGCCATTATTCTTGTATCACAACTTAGGCGACTTCCTTCTGGAGCGGACTACAATCGTCCACCTGACATGACTGACCTTAAAGGGACTGGGTCTCTTGAACAACTCTCTCATGTAGTAGTTCTTATATACAGATACTTCGAGCATGAAGTAGAGCGATACATCTTGAAACTCGCCAAGAACAGGCACGGTCAAGTCGGAGAAACCGAGATAGATTTTATAGGCAAAGAGTATAGATTTAAGGAATTATGAAACAGGCTTTTATAGAGAGATGGGGGAGATGACGAGAAAAGAAATTCGCAAGCTCGATTCAATCTGGTCTGAGTTAATCCGTTCAAAACAATACTGCGAAAGATGCGGAAGACCTGCCAACC